CAGAAGAAACTAGAAAACATATGTCGGAGAAAAGAAAGGGTATGGGCACCGCACCAAAGTCGGCAGAAACAAAAGCCAAGATGAGTTTGGCACGAAAGAAATACTGGGAGAACCGTCGTGCCAACTAATCACCATTTCTCTAAAGGAACCATCTCGGAGCAATATCTCTATGAAGATTTAGTCATAGAAGCTTTGGGTATCTTTGGCCACGATGTATATTATCTTCCCAGAACTTTGGTAAATAAAGATCAATTGTTTGGTGAAGATGCTTTGTCAAAATTTGATGATGCTTATCTTATAGAAATGTATATGGATACTCAAGAAGGTTACGAAGGAGAAAAAGAATTAATATCACGATTTGGATTAGAAATTCGTGATGAAACTACCTTTACCGTTTCTCGGCGAAGATGGTTAGATTTGGTTAGTTCAAATAATAATTTAATAACATCTTTAAGACCAAATGAAGGTGATTGGATTTATTTTTCAAATGGGCCTCGTCTTTTTGAAATTAGTTTTGTAGATAAGGATGATCCATTCTATCAGGTGGATAATCTTCCTGTCTATAAACTGTATGCTAGAACTGTAGAATACTCAGACGAAAGACTTGATACGGGTGTCACTGATATTGATGCTCTTGAAGATAAGTATTCGGGTGACGCATTACAATGGCAATTTCTTGCTGAACAAACATCAACAACAAATTATGTTGAGAATATAACACTAGAACGTGGTACTGATTTGTATGCTACAGGCTCTGTCGAACTTGAAACAGCAACAGACGGTGGTACTGGTATTCTCACATCTGAAAGTGAAACTGGGTTTGCCTCAATACTTACAGAAGATTCTAACTCTACCAATTCCTTCTTCATTATTAACGAAGAATATTCATTGGCTACTGCCGAACCTTTGGCAGATAATGATTGGATAGAAGATGCTGTAACTGGTACAGGTGCATTTTCTAATTCTGATCCAGTATTAGATTTCTCAGAAAGAAATCCATTTGGTGAACCTACGGAGAGTTTATAAATGTTAGGACAATATTTTTACAACGAAAGTCTGCGAAAGACTATCATAGCATTTGGTAGTTTATTCAATGACATAGCAATAACAAGAAAAGATAGTTCTGGAACAGAAGTTCAGACTATGAAAGTTCCTTTGGCTTATGGACCAAAGCAAAAGTTTATTTCACGACTTACACAAGATCCTGGAGCTACACAGTCAGTCGCATTGACTCTGCCACGTATTGGGTTTGAGATTCAGTCGTTTGATTACGATCCTAATAGAAAGATAAATAGAACCATAAGGCAGAAAAAGGTTTCTAATGCTAGTGATAAGAAACTAAAACAGATGAGTACACAGTACACACCTGTACCTTACAATATGAATTTTGAATTATTTGTTATGGCAAAAAATAGTGATGATGGTATACAGATTATCGAACAGATACTTCCGTTCTTTCAACCTGAGTATACAGTATCTATAAAAGAAGTTCCTGAAATGGATATTGTTCGTGACGTTCCTATTGTTCTCAATAGTATCGGTTACGAAGATTCCTACGAAGGTGACTTTCAGACAAGACGAGCAATTATCTACACCTTAGCATTTACTGCTAAGTCTTATGTCTACGGTCCTGTTACAACTGCCAAACCAATCACAAAGGTTCAGGCCGATACATACAGCGATCTGCCTGCTACAGCACCTACCAGAGTTCAACGCTTCACAGTAGAAGCAACTGGCGGTGGTGATAATGATGATAACTTTGGGTTCAACGAATCAACATCTGAGTGGATTTAAACCTTATAAAATATTAGTATGAATAAAATTGACGATGCTATTAGTGATGCCCTAGGTGTCACAAAAGAGATCAAACAAGAGATTATTGATCCTAAACCCCTTGCCAGACGCACTGAGATCGTTGCTGACGATAACTCTGAGCATATCGACATAGACTACAAGTACAGTCGGGAAAACTTCTACAACCTCATTGAGAGGGGGCAGGATGCGATTGAGGGCATACTTGATCTTGCAAGAGAACAAGAACATCCTCGTACCTATGAAGTCGCGGGTCAACTTATCAAAACAGTATCAGAAGTCACAGAACGACTAGCCGACCTACAAGAGAAGATGCAGAAACTAAAAGAGGTTCCTGATAAAGGTCCCACTAATGTTACTAACGCATTGTTCGTTGGCTCTACAAAAGAACTACAGAATTTATTGAAGAATAAAGATGGTTGAAACTTATAAAGGCAACCCCAATCTAAAGTCGGCTCTAGTTCGCCAAGAGTTTACACAAGATCAAGTAAAAGAGTTTATCAAGTGTTCTCAAGACCCCATACACTTCATTGAGAATTATGTAAACATTGTTAGCATTGATGAAGGTCTTGTGCCTTTTCATATGTATCCGTTCCAACAAGAGATTGTAAGAACTTTTCACGACAATCGTTTTACTATCTGCAAATTACCACGACAATCAGGCAAGTCTACTGTTGTTTTATCTTATCTAATACATTACATTCTTTTCAATGAGAATGTGAATATTGCTATTCTCGCTAACAAGGCATCTACTGCTAGAGACTTATTGTCTAGACTACAGTTGGCATACGAACATCTACCCGGTTGGTTACAACAGGGTGTGATGAACTGGAACAAGGGATCGTTAGAACTAGAGAATGGTTCTAAGATACTTGCTGCATCTACATCAGCATCTGCCATTCGTGGTGGTTCATATAACATTATCTTCCTTGACGAGTTTGCGTTTATTCCGTCAAACATTGCTGAGCAGTTCTTTAGTTCAGTGTATCCTACTATCTCATCTGGACAAAAGTCCAAGGTGATGATTATCTCCACACCACACGGCATGAATATGTTTTACAAGATGTGGACAGATGCGGAAAATGGTACTAGTGAATTCAAACCTATTGAAGTACATTGGTCAGAAGTGCCAGGTCGTGATGATGAATGGAAAGAACAAACTATCAAGAACACAAGTGAGCAACAGTTTCTACAAGAGTTTGAATGTTCCTTCTTGGGTAGTGTTGATACTTTGATATCACCTACAAAGATACAAACGATACCACACACAGACCCAATGGAAAGAAGTGCTGGGTTTGATGTTTGGGAAAGACCTAATAAAGAACATCAGTATTGTATTACCGTTGATGTGGCTCGTGGTGCTTCAAAGGACTATTCAGCATTTATTGTTATGGACATTACAACCATACCCTATAGAGTAGTAGCGAAGTATCGTAGTAATGAAATCAAACCTCTTATTTTTCCCGATATCATCTATCGTGCGGCAAAGACATACAACGATGCTCAGATACTTGTAGAGATCAATGACATCGGTGGACAGATTGCAGACGCACTACACCACGATATGGCATACGAGAACATCATACAATCACAAGTCAAAGGTCGTCTTGGTCAAGTAGTTAGTTCGGGGTTTGGTGATGGTGAAAGTGATCTAGGTATTCGTACAACCAAGTCGCTAAAACGCATAGGATGCTCTACATTGAAACAACTCATTGAGGGTGATAAGATACACATACCAGACTTTGATATCGTCGTGGAGATGAGTACATTCATTCAGAAGGGGCAATCCTTTGAGACCGAAGAAGGTGGCACAGATGACTTGATGATGTGTCTGGTATTCTTTGCCTGGTTGACTGACCAACAATATTTCAAAGACTTGACTGATGATGATATTCGTAAGAGGCTATTTGATAGTCAGAAGGAAGTTATTGAAGCTGATATGGCACCGTTTGGTTTCATTGATGACGGTGTACACTATGGGGAAGACCTAACTCCCTTTGTAGATAGTGATGGTGACTATTGGCGTCCAGTCAAGAACTATCCAGACTTCAACTAAAGAATACCGGGACCTAAATCGTTTCTGTATCTTGCAGCACAGTTATGGCATAGTGGTGTACTATTCTCTATCAACTCTATAGCCTGTTTGCGTTGTTTAGTTTTAGCGCCATGTCTCATTACTAGACCTCGTATCTTTTTATGATGCGGGAACCATTCAAGACACACTAGTTCCGCTTCACCGCACTGACACTGATAGTCTCTAAAACTATTCAGTAACCATCGTTTGCGGCCGATATCACGCACTTGTGTGTTTGTAGAAGTCATACATCTATTTATCAGGACACTCTATGTGTGTTTGTAGAACCTAAAAAAACTAAATAACTGTACAATACAAAACTTGAATGTGTACTTTTTATTATAACTCGTAATATAACCAAGGAGAAATAGAAAAAATGGTTGATCTAGTTTCACCTGGTGTTGCTATTAAAGAGAAAGACCTGACTACCTCAGTCAGAAATGAGCCTACGAGTATTGGTGCTATCGGTATCATCGCAGAAAAAGGTCCTATGGATCAAGTTGTGACTATCGAAAGTGAACAACAGTTGGTAGATATCTTTGGGAAACCAAATACTACTAACCATCAATACTGGTTCAGTGCCGCATCTTTCTTGATGTATAGTAATACATTAAAGGTCGTTAGAATTGTGACCACAGGCGCAGTTAATGCTTGCGTTTCTGGTACACCAATTCTAGTAAAAAACAATATGCATTACACCGATGGTGACGGTACTACTGGTCCTTATGACGATGGTTCCGCTAACGTAGGTGAATGGGCAGCTCGTTCTGCCGGTGCATGGGGAAACAGTCTGCGTATTGAGGCTTGTAATACAGCAGCAGGTTTCTCAGAAGCAGCAAAAACAACAACAGCCGGTGTTGAAGCAGCTGGCCAGACAGTCATTACATTGACAGCTGGTACAGGTTTCTCAGTCGGTGATATCGTCTACTTCCAAGAAGCAGACGGTCAAAAATATCGTGTAACAGTTGTAAGCACAAATGACATTACAATCGTCCGTCATCCAGCAACAACCGCAACAGGTCTTGCTTCAGAAATTGCTTCTGGTGCTAACGTAGACCGTGAGTGGCGTTGGGCAGATCAGTTTGAACGTGCGCCAGGTACATCTCAGTATGCTACCGACCGTGGTGGTTCAAACGACGAAATGCACATCATTATGATTGATGAAGATGCAAAGATTAGTGGTGTAGAGAACGAAGTCCTACAGAAGTTTGAAGCTCTATCTAAAGCTTCTGACGGTCTTACAGACGAAGGTAACGCTAACTACTATGCAGATGTTATCTACCAAACTAGTGATTACGTTTACTGGATGGATCATCCAGCAGGCGCAACGAACTGGGGTAGTTTAGCTGCTGGTACAACATTTACCACACCAACAAACTCTATTGATGCAAATAGTATTGTCGGTGGTGTCGGTGGTACAACAGCACCAACAGAAGGTCAACGTCAAGTAGCATACAGCGATCACTTCAGTGATCCTGATATTCAAGATGTTAACCTAGTTATCGCTGGTCCTGCCAGTATCAATAACGGTGGTGCAACAACTCATGGTGTATTCATCACAGACCTCGTTGAAAAACGTAAAGACTGTGTTGGGTTTATCTCGCCAGATAAGAGTGATGTTGTAGGTATTAGTAAATCATATACTGCTGCCTCTAATGTCAAAACTTTCTTTGATGCTTTAGGTAGTTCTTCATACACAGTATTTGATAGTGGTTACACAAAACAGTATGACAAATACAATGATGTCTATCGTTGGGTGCCTCTAAACGCACACATCGCTGGTTCTTGTGCCCGTACTGATTATCTTGAAGATCCATGGTGGTCACCTGCCGGTATCCAGAGAGGTCAGATTCGTGGTTCAATCTCACTTGCTTTGAATCCAACACAAACAGAACGTGATCTACTTTATCGTGCTCGTGTCAACCCAGTAACTGCTTTCCCAGGTGAGGGTACTATCCTCTTTGGTGATAAGACAGGTCTGGCACGAAACAGTGCATTCAGTCGTATCAATGTTCGTCGGTTGTTCCTTACAATCGAAGAAGCAATCAAGGTTGCTGCTCGGTCTGTGCTCTTTGAGTTCAACGATCAGTTTACTCGCGACAGCTTCAAAGCAATGGTTGATCCATATCTGAGAGATGTTCAGTCTCGTCGTGGTATCATTGACTACCTAGTTGTTTGTGACGAATCAAACAACACAGGACAGGTCATTGATAACAATGAGTTCCGTGCTGACTTCTACATCAAACCAGCAAGGTCAATCAACTTTGTAACATTAACATTCATCGCAACACGAACTGGAGTTGACTTCAGTGAAGTAGTTGGTCGAGCATAAGGGGGGAATGAAAAATGGCTAATTTAAATACATTTGTTCAACGCCTCTCTGGTGGTGGCGCTCGTGCTAACCAATATGAGGTTAGTATTACTGGTGGTCCTGTAGGCGTATCAGACTTGTTTACATTTCTGTGTCGTTCTGCTCAGATTCCATCACAGACTGTTGGTGAAACTCCTGTAGCATATCGTGGTCGTACCATCTATGTTGCTGGTGAAAGAGTGTTTGATCCATGGACAGTAACAGTATTCTCTGATGCTGCCTGGTCAATTCGTAGTCAGTTGGAACAGTGGTCTAATCTTATCCAGAACATGGGTTCGACAACTGCTGGAGCAGTATCACCTGAGCAGTATTATGGTGAGGCTCAAGTCCGACAGATGGATCGTAACGAAGGAACAATCAATACCTATACGCTGTTTCAGATATGGCCACAGGTTATTGATCCTATTGATCTCGCTTATGATTCAAATGATGTCGTTGAGGAGTTTGGTGTCACATGGCGCTTTAACTACATGACTTCATCAGGAGGTGGCGGTTCAGTATAAAATAGTTCTGTTTAAATTTGTATAAATAGATGTATGGCAGAATT